CAACCCACCGGGTGATGCCGACATGATTGCCCCCTATACTATCAATGATGCGCTTTCCAATGATTTCCCGTATGTCCACAGGGTAAACCCGTTTAATATCTTTATTGACCCTCTTACGCCCCCTCATAAGTTGTCCCATGCTCGTTATATTATCGAAATTATGGTGGTGCCGCTAGAGTATGTGCGGCAAGATGAGCGTTTTAGTAACAGGCGGCAGATACAGCCCATTGACGAAGAAGATACGACTGATACGCTGTTAGCAGATGTCGAAGGCAGCGCAGCAAGTGAAGAAGCTGATGCGGTCAAAGATGCTAAGACCCAAGGCAAGATGACGGTGCTGTATGAGGTCCATGACCGCATGCACCGCAAGCGTATTACTTTTGCCGAGTCGGTGCGCGAGCCTATTGAAGAGATCGACCACCCGATGCTGGCGATGCGTCCTGTAACAATGCCCGACCCGTTTACGGGCGAGCCTTTGCTGACGGGAGAGTTTGAACCAGAGGGGGGCTACCTTACAAATGGCGGCTTTCCTTATTACGCATTGCAGTTCGACCAGACGCAAGAATCTTTTTACGGCCAGCCGCCAATGGCCTATGCGGAAGACACGCAGAAGCTGATCGTAGAGTCTATATCGCGCCGGGCCGATCTGCTCAAGCGTTTTTCTCGCACGGTATTGGGGGCAAGGCGAGAACGCGATGCCAACGCCGACATTGGAGAGACTTTAGAGCAGGGCCGCGATGGCGATATTATTTGGGTAGAAGATCCGAACTCTTCATTTCGCCCAATGGATTTTGGCAACCCTCCTCCCGATCAGCTGGGGATAGAGCGTGATGCACGGGAATATGAAGAGCAGTCGCTGAACGTAAGCCAGATGGCAATGGGAGGCGGGCCAAAGCTGACCGCTACGCAAGCGAGCTTGCAGGCGAGCTTTGGTCAGTTAAACCGAGAATGGATGCAGTTGCGGGTAGCGGATTGTTACAAAACGACCGTCCATAACACGCTGCGGATGATGGCAGATGCCCGCTACACGCCCGAAGAGTTCTTAGTCAACGTAGCACAAGACGAAATGGAACCTGTTTATGAGGCTGTAACAGCCGATATGTTACGAGTTCGGTTTAAGATCGACATCGTAGCAGGGTCTACTTCGCCCATTACTGAGCAGTTGGAGCGAGAAGATGCACTGGCGCTGTTTAACTACACGATACAGTTGCCAGAAATCAACCGCACCGAAGCCATAAAAGGGCTACTGAAAGCATTCAAAGTTAGTGACCCGGAAAAATACCTTGGCAGGCAGGCCGATGCAGACGCTATGAAGTTGGCCAGCATGGAAAACGTGGCCTATCTGATGAAAGGTGCTAACCCCAACGTAACACCAGAAGAAAACCATCAGATCCACATGGGCATTCATGGCCAGATACAAACACTGCCGGAGTTCCAGCAGTTGCTACCTCAACAGCAGCAGCAAGTCATGGCCATTGCCCAGCAGCATCTTCAGCAGCACATGCAAGCCCTGCAACAAAAGGCGCAAGGTGGTGGCGGTGCAGCGGCTGCGCCCAACCCCGAAGGTAGGGAAGTTCGGGAGCGGGGTGGCCAAGAGGGTAACATTGTTTCTATGGTAAGATCGCAAGCACAAGAGATGTCACAGCAGGTTCAACGTGCGCCGGGGCAAAACTAATGGTATTCCATGATTTTAGATGCGAAAAATGTAACAACTTGCAGGAAGATGTGGCATTTACTGCAATAAAAGACATAAAGCGTGAGATTGACTGCAAAAGTTGCGATGGAACGGCAAAAATGACGTTTCGTTCGGGAAACAGCATACATCAGACTAATTCCAGCATGTATGGCAACTATCATGCGGGTTTTGGGTGTGTGGTAGAAAGTTATTCCCATAAGCAGCAACTGCTAAAAAAATACAACGTAGTAGAGTCTTCGGATGCCGTAGGCGGCTCGCGCTGCCACCGGAAATCCGAAAACGACTTGAAAAAAACCAAAGTTGATGGTCCGCAATGGTCTTTTGGGGGAACACCCGCAGAAGCTATGCAGGCTGCTCAACAGCAAATGGAGGAATAAAAAACCATGTCCGAAGCAATACTGGATTTGGACTCCATATCAACAGATGAGACAACTTCAACGGACTCTTTGGACGGTTCTGCGGATATTTCGACCACCGTAGAGCTTTTCCCCGAAGACACTCCGACTGAAACCTCTTCTGATGACAGTGGACACTCTGAGTCAGAAAGTGCCGAGACATTTGACCCGAATGCAGTAGATTGGGCCAGAGTAGACCCGAATACTGTACCGGAGCAGTACAAGCCCGTCCAAGAAGCAGTAAAGCAGCAGCAAGCCGATTATACGCGCAAAATGCAAGACTTGGCCGACCAGCGCAGGCAGCAAGAAGCGCAGCAAGCTGAGTTGACCAACATGCAGCGAGAATGGGCAGATCGGGTGCAGGCCGTTGCGCCCGCACCGCAGCAACTTGATCCGGTGCAACAGTTGCGAATGCAGTCCACGGACGAAGAAAATAAAGCAATGGACTTTATGGACTTTTATGTGGAACAGCGGACGCAACAGAAGTTCAACGAGCTTGAAGGTCGTTATAACGCGCTTTTGCAGCGAATGGAACAAAGCGAAGCAGTTATTGGGCCTGCAACTCAACGAATGCAGCAGCGGGAACGGGCCGAAGCCGTGGAGCGCACATCATCTGCCGTAAATGAGGCTGTAGAAGCCTACGGTGAGGATGTTCGTAACCCAAAGTGGACACCCGAAATGTTGCGGTTGATGGAGAATGATCGGAATAACAACCCCCATCTTAACCCATTGACCGACAAGCCCTACACTGTAAAAGAAGCGTATGAAAAGGCTGCGGGCGTAACCGCAGGCAACGCAGCACAGCTTCGGGCCAGCGACAAGCAAGCTCGGAGATCGTCAAAGAATGCGTTGCGAACTAATGCTTCTGTCAGTGCTTCAGAGGACGGATCGGCATTAACCGACAACGAGGTCTTGTCTCAACTACAGGGGCTGGGCTTTGAATAAGAGTAACAACTGTTACAGGAGAATTTATCGTGGCTAGTACTTCAACAACTGAGACATGGGACGCGGCATGGACCCTCACCATGAGGGCAAAGCGCAAGCGTCTTACTGACAACTTCTTCGACTCATATCCTACCTTGGAGGCTTTTCGCTCCAGTGGTGCGCTTGAGATGGAGAATGGCGGCAAAGAGATCCAGGAAGACATCCTCTATGCTGGCAACTCGGCTGAGTATTTCAGCGGGTATGATGTATTGAACACCGATGCCGTAGACGGCATTACGGCGGCTTTTTACCCGTTCCGTTACGCCAGTTGCCCCATTACCATCAACCATGTTGAGGAAATGGAAAACCGCAAGACAGATGCGGCCATGAAGTTGCTGGAAGCGAAGACGCAGCAGTCGATGCTGACTTTGCGCGACCAGATCAACACTTCATTGTATTCGGCGCAGACGGGCAAGGCTCCGTTGGGGCTACAGGACATCATTGCTGATGCGCCCGGCACCACCCCGACCACCTTGGGCGGCATCACCGTTAGTGGCAATAGCTGGTGGAAGAACAAGACCAACGATGCCAGTGGCGATACCTCGTTTGTAACCATCAGTAACACGAACTTTTACGAGGGAATGTTACGGATGAGCACGACTTGGAACGACATCAGTGAAGGCAATGAGCAGCCTACCCACATCTTTACCACGAATGACCTTTATGGCGATTTCGAGGAGATTTTTGAGGGAACGGGCTACCAGCGTTTGTCGGGCAAGGACACGCCCGGCGTTGATGGTCGTTTGCCGTCTTTCCGGGGTATTCCGGTCCAGTATGACCGCGATTGCGGTTCGGGCCGTATGTATTTTCTTAACACGAACTATCTGAAGCTGAAGATGCAGAATGGGATGAACTTTGCGAAGACCCCGTTCCGCGAGCCAGCCAACCAGATGGCGAAGGTTGCTTTTATCATTGTTGGTCTTCAGTTGACTACCAACAATCGCCGCAGGCAGGGCGTTATTCATAGCTTGACTGCGTAATAACCATCCGAGTCCCAAGCCAATGGGGCTTTAAGTCCGAGAAAAGGACAAAGGAGCAAGTTTCAAATGGGTATTCAAAATCAAAACTTTGCCGTTAATCGCATAGGCGGTTTCGGCCAGCAAGGCGTTTTTACTGAGTCCTCGACTCCGAAATTTCCAGTTGGCCAGATCGTTGAGTTGTCCAACGGCAATCGTTACCGTTACGGCTACACGGGTGCTGCTATTGCAGCGGGCCTACTGGTGTCACAAGACCTTTCGGCTACTTCGCTGGTTGAGACTGACAATATCGTTATCGCAGCAGCCAGTGGTTTTGACCCAGCCGCTGGGTCGAAGCAGTTCCAGATTACGCTTGCCAGCGTTACCTTGGATCAGTATTCGGGTGCGCTTCTTCAGATAACTGATGATGCGGGCGAAGGTCACCAGTATCGCATTAAGTCGAACAGTGCCACTGGTGCCACGACGAGCGGCAAGGTGGATATTTACCTGTATGACGGCATCAAAGTTGCGCTAACGACTGCAAGTGACATTGCTATCGTTGGTGAGCTATGGAGCAATGTCGTTGGGGCTACCGCAGCCACGGATTACGTCATTTCCGGTGTTACAACGATGGCAATGACCTCCGGTTATTACGGCTGGTTCCAGACGGCGGGCGTTGCTACGATTCTCGCAGATGGCACTATCGCTATAGGCGATAACCTAACGCTAAGTGATGGCGTTGCGGGTGCTGTCCAGCTTAAAGACGCTGAAACCGAGCCGCTGGTTGGCTTCGCTGCATATGCGCCCGATAACACGGGCCATGTTGGCGTAGTGATCCAAGGATTGGTTGCTTAGTCTTACAAAAACCATTGACTGAGGCGGGGCTTTGGCTTCGCCTCAGTCAACTTTAATTAGAAAGAAACTACCGTGAATAAAACTCCCAAGCAGCCGCAGGGTGTTACAGCAATCGACCCACAAGAAGCACAAAAAGTAACAGCGGCAACTGCTCCCCCTACTGTAAGTGTTACAGCCGATCAAATTGCGGAAGTAATTGCCAATGCAAGCGATGACGTAAAAGAAAAGATTCGTGTGCGATTGGACCTCAATAAGACCCATGCTCGCGCTAAGAAAAGACCGATGAACAACCAACAGGTTCGCAATACGGTCAAGGCGTTTGGCGAAGTGTCCCATGTTGATGGATTTGTTCCCGATCCTCCGAGTCGTATTACCGAGCGGGGTCAAGAGGCTGTTGACATCTGGAGAAATAGGTGGATTGAAGGAAACGGTAACAATTTAAGCGAATATGATCTCGACCAAATAGCTTCGGAAGCAACGATGTAACATGGCAGACCCCGTTCATGGCGATCTAACCGTAAATGGGAATGTCTTTGCTGCTGGGTATAGGGGTGACGGGACGCAGTTTAACGCGCTCGGCGCACCCCAACTCACTGGCACTCAGCGAGATGCGTTGGCCAATGTTGCAAATGGCATAATAATATACAATTCTACGACCAATAAGCTGCAAGTTCGGGCTAATGGAAGCTGGGTAGACCTACATTGACTAATATTGAAGTAATACAGCTTGCGCTTCGCCGGGTTGGCCTATCTACTACTTCGACAACCTTCAAAGATGGTGCAAGATCGTATTTAAACCTTGCAACTAAGGACCTTGCCTCAAGGGCAAAGTGGTTTTGGCTATTTAAAGAGAGTAGCTTTACTTGCGTTAGCAGCCAACGCAGTTACAGCCTTGCTGCGGATGTGGCCGAGCCTCTTTCTTTTAGAAACAGCACCGAAGATCATGTGTTGGTTATCTGGAGCAGCCAAGACTTAGACTCTAATGACCCGGATCACTCTGAAACAGGCGATCCTCGTTACGTTAGCATTGACGGTATCAACTCATCTACGGGTTACATTAGCGTTGCCCTATACCCCAAGCCCGACAACAGCACGGATGTAATTAAATACCGCTATTATGGCTTCGTTCCAGACTTTTCTTCTGATGACGATAGCAACTCGCTCGACCCATATGTCCACCCTTTGTTACAGCCAGCACTTGTTTTCGGAGTAAGTGCGCTATATAAACAAGAAAAAGGGGATGACCAAGGATCTATGGTAGACAAAGCGGAGATGGAACGGATCATCCAACGGGGGTTGTTACAAAACACTACAGTTCAAGGCAATCGGTCTTATCGGATGCGCCGCCGCGACAATACAAATGGTGGTGCTTTTGACTTCAAGCCATTGGAAGGCAGCCTTTCCTAATGCCTATCAACGCAAGCTCGGTGCAATACGGACCTTGGTCGAAGGGAGTTAGATACGACCTCCCTACTGAAGACATGGGAATCGACGCATTGTATTCAATGAGCAACTGCCGAGTTGGGCAGGCGGGGCAAGTAGAGAAGCGAAAAGGGTTTTCTAAGTTTAATAGCTCGGCTCTTAATAGCGGTGCTACTGTAACAGCCGTTGGTCAAGTAACATTGGCGGGCGCAGAAAAGACTTTTGCAATATCGGGTAACAAGTTTTTTGACATCACAGGCGGCACCGGGACGGATCGAACAGGCAGTGCAACTATTACTGCTGGAAATGACAATGTGTGGGAGTGGGTGCTGGCTGGATCATCGCTGGTGCTAACCAATGGCGTAGACACCGATGCAATAGCATGGACAGGCGGCACGAACAATATAGCAGCCTTAGATGATGATGGTAGATTTACGAAGGGCGCACACATCGCCTATTGGGACAATAGATTGTGGATAGGTAATGTAGATGGCGCAAAATACCAGCTTTGGAGAAGCAATACGGGCGATATTACCACATGGGGTTCGACCGATTACTACAACTTTGACTATGACATTACAGGCATTGCCCCTATCGGCAACTCTTTGGCCGTTCATACTGACGAAGGCGTTCACACCCTAACTCCAACGGGCAATGCTACTGTTCCGTATCAAGTTTCTCGCCGTGCGCCAGTTGGCACGGTTTCTGGTCGGGGCATTGTTACAATTCCTTCGGGGTTACAGCTTTTTCCTCGGCTTGATGGGTTTTACGCATGGAATGGTGGCGATGAAGTCACCAAGATAAGCCAAGCGTTAGATGGCAGTCGCTTTTGGGACAAGCTCAACACAGCTAAACTGAGCCTTTGCCACGGAATATATTATCCCAACATGAATGAGGTGTGGTGGTTTATTCCCTATGGGGCCTCGCAGGCCACTAATAACTACGCAATCGTTTATAACACGTTATTAAACTGCTGGTCTGGCCCTTATACCAACATGGCGCGAGATGCTTCTGGCTTGGTAGATGACTTGCCTCATGCAGGCGGCTTCGATGGGTTTGTTTATGCCCATGACAGGACAAACGCAGATGACACCTCGGCCATATCAGCTACATTTGAAACAGGATCGCCTGCGCCAATGGGGGCCGATGTTAGGCTGCGCTGGCTCTATGCCCGCCACTTTTTCGATACGCAAGATAGTGGATATGACGTTCAAGTGTTACAGCAGTCTCCCAAGATAACAGGCACAACGGAAGCTATCTTGATGGGCGAATTGAGCGCAGGCCTTGGCTCGTTTACACTGGGAACGTCAAAGTTGGGTGGAAACACCGATGCTTTATACGCAGATACTGACTTGATAGGCTACGACAACATGAGTCAGCTTAAATATACCAACAATGCTTTAGACGAACCATTTACCTTTAGGCGCGTAATGTTACAATACAAGCCTATTGGCCGAATGCGCCGCCGAAAAGTTATAGGGGTGGAGTAAAAGGTCATGGCAAACGGATCATTTGATTACAAAAAAGACCCTCGCTTTAGAAAAATACAAGAAGGGGCGAAATACGGTCAATACGATAGAGACACACTTTCAAAGGCATTGTCGGGCCAAGATCTTATGGGTTCGGCGGGCTATGACCAGCTTCAAGCCTTGCAAATTGTTGGCGATAGTGGCTTTAACCCCAATGCGTCTTTTGCCGACTACACTAAGGGCCTTGCTGGGGCTATGGGGGATGATCCGAATGCAAGGAACCCCGGCTTCGGTGGTATGTCTTTTAATGAGTTTCAAAGCCTGTTTCCAACGCAAGCGGTGGACTTTACCCGCAGCGATGCTTTTAAGAATATAAGTGTCCCGCAGACAACGACAACATCAACTGCGGCGAACCCGGCTGCTGTCGTAGCTCCAGATGCTTCCACTAACCCGCCCGAGCAAGCTATCACTACTGATATGGGGATGTCGCAGTGGAAACGAGACAATCCCGGAGAAGCTACCAGCTTTGACCAAGCAGAAGCTCGTATAGATCCGGGCATGAATGAGTTCTACCAAGGCGAGTTGGAAAAGGCGCGTAACTTAGCTCGCCAAGGCCGCACCGACTTTAACCTACAAGATGCAGCAATAGCGGCTGGTCGCATGGGTATGCCTAATGATATTGAAAGCCTACGTGCGATGGTGATGAAAGACTTCGTTGCCCCACAGGGTGCATCAACGGGTCCATCGGCACAACCGCAGGTAGAAGTAACAAGAGAGCAGCCCGGTATAACATTTCAAGGTGCTGGCCCGTCCCAAGCCGCAGCCCAAGCCGTAGGAGGCGTTACTGACCTTGAATTGCGACAGCAGCAGATGGACACGCAGCGCGAGCTTATAAGCAGCGCAGAGGAAGCGGCTGCCCGCACCCGGCAAGGGTTGCCCGGCCTCAAGGTAGCCGATCCAAATCTTAATATACAGATAGCAGAAGCGGCAGCCCCAACAGGCGGCCCATCTATAGGAACGGGCTTTGCAGCACCTAATATGCTTGCAACGGGTGATGTAGAATACGACCCCGAATACTTTAAATACGAAACCGATTTACAAAACTTTATGCTGGATGCCTTGCGCCAAAACCTATCGGGGCAAGGCGGCATGGACGCTGTTACATCAGCACAGATGGCAGATGTTGCAGCCAAGCAAGCTAAAGATGAGGCTCAGACAGTAGAAGACCTTCAGCGGTATGGAGTATTGCGAGGGGGTGGCGATACGGCAGACGTATTGGGAGAATTGCGGTCTGGATACGGGCGCACTTACTCCGACATATTAGCTGACCAAGCCACTCGACAGCAAAATGATCCTCGACTTGAAGCGGCAATGCAATTAGCGCAATTAGGCAGTGATCGCTACATGAGGGGCGGCGAAATGATAGGCCGCCTTGGCGGGCAAGATACACTGGCAGCGCGAGATGCCCAACAAAGGGCCATAGAGCGACAAGAAGGCATGTCGCTGGAAGCACAGATCGCCAATCAGCAAGCCATAGAGCGCGAAGCTGATATTAGCGGCTTCCTACGTGGAGCAAGGTCGCTTGAGGGCAGAGGACAAGACATTGACGCGCAGTTTGGTCGCGCAGATCGCCAGTTAGAGCAGGCGCGGGTGCTGGCACCGCAGTATCAGTCGGCTGCCGACATGGCTCGCAGCGATGCGATGTTACAGCAAGACGTAGCTGACAGAAACCTCGCTCGCGGGCTTACCATCACGGAGCCGACAACGCGAGAACGCTTTGAGGAGGGGGTGCGCGGAGCGCAGCAGGCTGAGTCATTAGCGGAAGCGGGTGTTACAGGCCGATTTGACGGGCAGAATACGCTTGCCAGAGATCAGATGTATGAAGATGGCAGGCAACTTAGCCAAAAATTAGCAAACAATGTTAGGATGGGGATTTTAGATGCCGAAAAGGCACTGTCGTTACAGGGCCTTATTAATGAGGGCAACCTTGACCAAGTTGAAGCAGAGCTTGCTTCTGCTGAGTCAATGCAAACGGAGCGCGTAACAGCTTCCTCCAAAGACCTACAGAATCAATTAGCCAACGATCTTAGGGCAGGCATCTTAGATGCTGAAAAAGCGCAAGTAATACAAGGTCTTATCAATAGTGGCAACCTTGAACTGGCAGAAAAAGAGCTTGAAGGGACAAAATACACCACGGACGCATCTTCCAAGGACTTACAGAACCAATTAGCCAATAATCTTAGGGCGGGCATTCTGGATGCCGAGAAGGCACAGGCGATACAAGAGCTAATTAATAGCGGCAACCTCGACTTGGCAGAAAAAGAACTTCAAGCCACGAAGTATACTACAGATGCCGAAAAAGAGATGCAGACAGAAAGAGTAGAGGCAACCTCCAAAGACCTACAAAACCAATTAGCTAATAACATTAGGGCGGGCATTTTAGATGCTGAAAAGGCGATTGCAATACAAGAGTTGATCAATAGTGGCAACCTCGACTTAGCGCAAGAAGAGCTTGCAGGCATTGAATATACTACCGATGCCGAAGAGCGGATGCAGACAGAAAGAGTAGAGGCAACCTCTCAAGACTTACGGAACCAATTAGCTAATAATCTTAGGG